AAAAGAAGGGCCGGGTAAGACACCTACAGCTATTGCATTTAGTCCAGCTATGATTGCTGCAAAGAAAATGCAAAAGAAAATACATGACCAGTTAGAAGAGTCAGGTGCAACTAAACACCTACGTAATGCTGCATTTGAAATGGCATTGTTTGGCACTGGTGTTATGAAGGGGCCATTTGCTATTGACAAAGAGTACCCTAACTGGAATGATGACGGTGAGTACGACCCACTGTTTAAAACAATCCCACAAGTAAATCACGTATCTGTCTGGAACTTTTATCCAGACCCAGATGCTAACAATATGGATGAAGCACAGTTTGTAATTGAACGCCACAAGATGTCACGTACGCAATTACGTAATCTAAAGAAGCGTCCATACTTCCGTGGTGAAGTTATCAATGAAGTGATTGGTATGGGAGAAAACTATACCAAGAAGTATTGGGAAGATGACTTGTCAGACTACGCACCAGAGCATGGCATTGACCGCTTTGAAGTGCTTGAGTACTGGGGCATGGTTGATACAGAACTGCTTGAAGAGCAGGGTGTAGATATTCCAAAAGACCTAAAAGAGTTTGATGAACTGCAAGCCAATGTCTGGATTTGTAATGGTCGCTTATTGCGTATGGTTCTTAACCCATTCAAGCCATCTAAGATTCCATACTCTGCTGCTCCATATGAACTGAACCCATATTCATTCTTTGGTGTTGGTATCGCAGAAAACATGGATGATACACAGACACTAATGAACGGCTTTATGCGTATGGCTGTTGATAACGCTGTACTGTCTGGCAACTTAATTGTTGAGGTTGATGAAACAAACTTGGTGCCGGGTCAAGACTTGTCACTGTATCCGGGCAAGGTATTCCGTAGACAAGGTGGCGCACCGGGTCAAGCTATCTTTGGTACTAAGTTCCCTAACGTGTCACAAGAGAACATGATGCTGTTTGACAAAGCACGTGTACTGGCAGATGAAAGCACTGGCTTCCCGTCATTTGCTCACGGGCAAACAGGTGTATCTGGTGTAGGCCGTACAGCTTCAGGTATTTCAATGCTGATGGGTGCTGCACAAGGTAGCACCAAAACAGTTATTAAGAATGTAGACGACTATCTGCTTCGCCCACTTGGTGAAGGCTTCTTTCGCTTTAATATGCAGTTTGACTTTGATCCAGAAATCAAAGGTGACTTAGAAGTTAAGGCACGGGGTACAGAAAGTCTCATGGCTAACGAAGTACGTAGCCAGCGTTTAATGCAGTTCTTGCAAATTGCAAGTAGTCCTGCACTCGCACCCTTTGCTAAGTTCCAGTATGTAATTCGTGAGATTGCGAAGTCTATGGACTTAGACCCCGACAAAGTAACCAACAATATGGATGAAGCTGCACTGCAAGCAGAAATTATGAAGGGCTTCCAAGCACCAATGCAACCAGAACAGGGTGGTATGACACCACCGCCGGGTGCAGATGCAATGGACCCAACAGGTGCAGGTGGTGGCAACATAGGTATGGGACAGGCTCCTGTACCGGGTGAACAAGGATTTAGTGCGAATGGACAAGGAAATATTCAGCAAGCTGAAGGGGCTGGTCAGCAGCAACCGCCAATGGGACCACTTCAGTAATTACTTAGATGTGCTTATTGCGCAACAACACAAAGTATTAGAACAGTCTGAGAATATGATTACTGTGCATAAGGCACAAGGTGCTATTGAAGCACTGCGTAAGATAAGACGTTTACGTGAGGACATAGCTAAAGCAGATGGCTCTTAACGAACAAATGCAAGAAATGCTTCAGCAAGACATTAAAGATGCTGAAACACGTTCACGACAAGAAATAACTAAAGAGCAAATTGAATCAGGTAAAACTGCTGCAGGTTTAGCTGCTGACATGACACCTTTTGTGGGTGGTGTTAAAGGCGCAGTTGAGTTGCCTGAAGATTTAACTGTAGCTAAAGCACTTATTGATGATGGATACAAAGAAAAAGATTTAGTAAAAATGGGCATGGGTAGTGCTTTTACTGCACTCTCTTTGCTTGGTTTAATACCGGGGGCTAAAATAGCTACTGATCTTGGTAAATCTGCGATTAAAAGTTCTGTAAAGAAGCAAACAGATAACCTGATTACACCTAAACGTGCAGAGCAGTTAGAGTATGCAAAAACATTGCCTAAAGGAAAACGCAGACAGTTCTTAAAAGAAGTTAATCGTCCTACACCTAAAGTGTTTCACGGTGCAAGAAATATAGGTGAGAGAGTAGATGATTTTAAATCACAAGCCAAGCTGGATGAGTTTGACTATAAACTGGCTAACAGTCTTAAAACAATGAGTGGTAATCAAAATTTAGATTTTAAAAACGTATTTGGTGAAAAAGAAAGCGTTCCAATCAAAACTTTATTGGATCAAAACATATCCTTCTTGTCTATAATCCCAGAAAAAGGCGAAGATTTTATAGAGCCTTACTTAGCTGATTTAAGGTTTATGCCAAGAATTGTAAATACTAAATCAGCGCGTAATGAAGCAGGATTTGAAGTTGAATACGATAAAAGTGCTTTAGATTTAATTGATGATGGTGGTGAAGTATTTGGTAGTGTGCCGTTAACGATGAAAATTGAAAATGGTAAATCTGTTCCACATATAAAAGCATCTGATTTGGATAGTGAATTAAGAGAAATAGTTGGAAGAACTAGAGAAGTAGCTAGGGAGTTTCATACACCTAAATTTTCAAGTAAAGGTGAACAGTTAGAAAAAGAAGGTTTTGCACCATATGGAGGAACTGGACCTCTTTCTGGTAACAGTAGACGTTCACCATTTAGATCGGATAAATCTGCTTTTGGAAGTGCGCAAACAGGTCAGCATTTAGAACTTAAAGGCATAAAAGCATTATCAACGTCACGAGATTCTTTGGTTTCTACTAAAGATGTATTTGGTAATCGTGTTCTTGCAAATTTAGTTTATGCAGATTTGCCAAAAAATTTACAAAGAAACATTTCACCCGATGAATATGCAGAATTAATTTCATATGGTGCAGGTGATTTACGTGATGAAATACTGAAATTTGGAAGTCCTGTATCTTTGCCAAAAAGCAGTCATTTAGAAGCAGAAGTCGCTTTACCTCGCCCTCAAGAGTTAAATGTAAAACGACTATCAGAAGATAGGAACAGAATAGACCCTAAACGATTTGATGTTAGTGAAATGAAGCCCACTAAAGGCACGGGCAAACTACCTCTTGCAGAACGTATAGCAGAGGGTCAACGTCTTGTAAATAGATTGTTTAGCCAATTAGATAGGCTAGCAGAGGCTAGTCCCGGATACGCAAAAGCCCCACGTAGATTTTATAACTATACAAAAAATATGTTTAATGATGCTCAATCATTAGCAAAGTATACAGAACAATACGGTGCTAGAGGAACTTATGATTCTTTTCTTGAAACGGTAGCAAATAACGGAAGATACGTAACAAATCTAAGAAAATTTGCTAATGCTATGCCGGATGGAGAGAGGCAAAACAATTTAAAAGCCTTGGCTGATGTTTTAGAAACAATGCAATACAAAGATCGGTCTGCACCTATACGTGCAAGAACAGCAACAAGAGAAATGTCCGATAAAGATATTGACAGCATTCTTTTTGATAGACCAAAAGAATTAGACATAGATGATGTACTACATGAATATGGCTATAACGATTTAAAGCGTATGGCTTTTCATGTTACACAAAAACTAAACACAGGGGGTTTAGTGCAAATGAATGAAGGTGGAGCAGTACCCATGAAAAAACAAATGGAACTCTTTGAACCCGTAGAACGTGGTTATGCAGAGGGTGGCCTTATGGAAGAAGGCGGTATGGTTGATGAGGAATCAGGCAATGAAGTACCGCCCGGTTCATTGCGTGAAGAAGTACGTGATGACATTCCTGCTCAGTTGAGCGAAGGCGAGTTTGTTTTTCCTGCAGACGTAGTGCGTTACATAGGCCTTGAAAAATTAATGCGTATGCGTCAAGAAGCAAAGCAAGGCTTGGCACAGATGGAAGCTATGGGTCAGATGGGCAATGGCGATGAAGCTGTTATGGAAGATGACTTGCCATTCGATATGTATGACCTTGACATTGATGATGAAGGCGAGTATAATAGTGAAACTAGAAATTACCAAGTAGGTGGTTATGTAGCACCAACTGTACCTACTAATCCTTATAGTCAACCGGGTCAGGTAAACCCACAGACTGGAACATACACACTTCCGGGTACTGGCATTGCTGGGTATCAAGTTCCTAGTGGTGGACAGACTGGCTATACACCATATGGTGGTGCAGCACCGTATTTTCAGCCAGTACAATTTACTGGTCCACAATTTCAAACAGCTTTACAGACAACCAACTTACCTACATTTGCTGAAACAGTTGGTCAAAAAGCAGGTCAGTATGATGAGTTGCGTACCTATATAAACGATGCAGGTCAAACTATGCAAATACCATTTAAAGATGGTAAACCTTTGTACCCAATACCAGAAGGATATACACCTATAGACGAGCAAGCTGAAAAACCTGCTGAAGAACAGACTACTGTAACTCCTACTCTTGGTCAAACGCAAGTTCTTGATGAAGGCGGTGGTAAAGATGACGATAGAACTCCTACAGGCGGTACAATTGCTTTTGGAGGCACTGCTGCTACAGGTAAACGTGCAGGTTTAGTTGATGGTGCTTTTAATGCTGATTTATCATTTACTGGTTTTAGTGTAGGAGAAGCCTATTCTTTCATGCGGTCAGGAGCGTCCAGTCTTATAAACTCATTGAGTGGCGGTAAATACGGTCAGCCACTGTCTCTAACAGGTGATCAAGGTGCAATTATATCTAACATCGTAGACCCTTCTACAAAAACGGGTCTTGGCCCTGCACAAACTTTAGACTTTAGTATTGCGTTAAATGCTGATCAATATAATAAAATGGTAGTACGTGCTGGACCACAAAAAGTTACTACTCGTACTGAACTTGCAGACATTACAACACAGCTTGCTAAAATCAACGACTCTATAGCTGGTGAAACACTAGATTATGGTAGAGCAAAATACCTTGCTGAAAGCATTAAAAAAGGCCGTAAAGATGAAATTGAAAATGCTATCAAAGAAGGCAATACTCTGGATGACATAATTAGTGACGCTTTGAAAAGAGACAGAGGCATTATACCGGGAAGCGGTATACTAGGAACTGATTTCTTAGGTAAAGAGTTCTCAGGTCCAGTTAGCGCAACAGAACGTGCTAGAATGACAGATGCAGAAAAAGCTGCAGTAGATGCGGCAATGGAAGCGTATGCAAGGTCTATGTCTACAGAAGAGCCTGATGATGATGGCAAAGATGATACTGCACCATCTGCACCATCTGCACCATCTGCACCATCTGCACCGGGTGGAGGTGTTGACTTTACGGATAACACTGGTAAAAGCGGCGGTGGCGGTGAAAAAACAAGTGACTACGGCGGTTCCAATAGAGGCGCACAAGGTCCGGGTAATAGGGCTAGGTAAGAGGCTTAATAAAATCTTACATTTAGTTGGCCTACCCATCCCCCACCCCGGCGTGGCTACGTTGGCCCCAACGAAAGGAAGTACACAATGGCTGAACAAGCTACAATTATGGCTGAAGAAATGCAGTCACCTAAGAAAGTTGCGTTTGCAAATCGTAAATACACTAACGAAGAAAAACGCAAAATGGAAGAAGAAGAACTAGAACAATTGCTGAAGGAACAGCGTGGCGAAGTAGAGCAAGAAGCTGCTGAACCAAAAGAAGCTGAACCTTCAAACGCAGAAGAGAAAACATTTAAAAAGCGTTATTCTGATTTGCGTAGACACCAGCAACAACAGGCTGAAGAGTTTAAAAAAGAGATTGATGCTCTTAAAAAACAACTAAGCCAAGCTGCACAGAAAGAAATGAAACTGCCTAAGTCTGACGAAGACATTGAACAGTGGGCAGCAGACTATCCAGATGTAGCAGCTATCGTTGAAACAATTGCAATGAAGAAAGCACGTGAACAAGCTACTGCGCTTGAAGAACGTATGAAAGCAATTGATGAGTTGCAGTCTAGTGCTTCAAAAGAAAAAGCTGAAGCAGAACTAATGCGGTTACACCCAGACTTTGGTGAAATCCGTGACAGTGATGAGTTCCATGAGTGGGCAGAAGACCAGCCTAAGTGGGTACAAGATGCGCTGTATGACAATGACAATGACGCACGTTCTGCTGCTAGAGCCATTGACTTGTACAAAGCTGACATGGGCATAACTACTAAAAAGTCTAAGTCAGATAATGATGCAGCTAAGTCTGTATCTACTAAGAATACACGTAGTAAGCCTCAAGAAAATGAAGCAACTACATATCTTAAAGAGTCTACTGTACAGAAAATGTCACCGCAAGAGTACGAGAAGCGGTCTGACGAAATCATGGAAGCTATCCGTAGTGGTAAGTTTATCTATGATGTATCTGGCTCTGCTAGATAAAAATGTAAAAAAGAGTTGACAAGTAGTTATTTATAAGTATAACTATAGTCAGATTAGTGTAACTGTATAGCGCAATATGGTTACACTATAATACGCAAACAGCCAAGTCTTACGGATTACCTGACGAACATGGCCCGTTAAATGGTAGGACGGCCATCTTACCACAAAACGCACCCAATGTGAATCAGCCTCCTGATTAGTCTTGCGAGTTTGTATCTGTAAAATGCTACAATAGGAGATTTAAAAATGGCATTTACTTCCGCAGCGGGGTATGGCAATCTTCCTAACGGTAATTTTTCACCCGTAATTTACAGCAAACAGGTGCAACTTGCTTTCCGCAAGTCTGCTGTTGCTGAAGCTATCTCAAACTCCGATTACTTCGGTGAGATTGCTAACATGGGTGATTCCGTGAAGATTATCAAGGAACCCGAAATCACAGTTAAGGCTTATGCCCGTGGTACAACCATCACGCCGCAAGACCTTGACGATGAAGACTTCAGCCTGACAATTGACAAAGCTAACTACTTTGCATTTAAGGTTGACGACATTGAAGAGGCACACAGCCACGTTAACTTCCAGTCATTGGCAAGTGACCGTGCTGCTTACCGCCTTGCTGACCAGTTTGACCAAGACGTTCTTGGCTACTTGTCAGGTTACACTCAGTCTGCAATCCACGGTACGCCAGACACTGTTAACACGACTATTAACGGTTCAAAGGCTGTTACTACCGCTGGTTCAGACGAACTGCTTGCCAGCATGAAGCTGGACGCATCTGACTTTAACAACGGTACTCCGGGTGAAGCAATTGCTATCCTGCCACGTACTGGTGCAGGTGCTGCTCCAACTAATGCAGGTGATGCGAATCCGTTGCAAATCATTGCTCGTATGTCACGTCTGCTAGACCAGCAGAATGTTGACACACAAGGTCGTTGGCTTGTTCTTGACCCAGTGTTCATGGAAGTATTGAAAGACGAAGATTCTCGTCTGTTTGATGCTGACTTCGGTGGTTCAGGCTTGCAGAACGGCAGAGTAAGCAACAACATTCACGGTTTCACCGTGTACTCGTCTAACAATCTGCCAGCACTTGGTACTGGTCCTTCATTTGCAGGGACAAACAGTGCCGTTAACTTTGGCGTGATTGTTGCTGGTCATTCATCTGCTGTTGCAACTGCAGAGCAGATTAACAAGACCGAAACCTACCGTGACCCTGACAGCTTTGCTGACATCGTTCGTGGTATGCATCTGTATGGTCGCAAGATTCTCCGTCCAGAGGCTCTTGTCAACGCCAAATACCACTTGGCTTAAGGGAGGACTAGATTATGCCTACAGTAACTACACTTTCTTCTGCCGCACGTGGTGCTGGCGCACGTGGCCGTCAGCCGTACATGGTACAGCATGAAATTGATATTGCTGCTGCAGTAACCGCTAAAGGTTCTGCACTGGCTGCTGGCGACATTATTGAAGCCATTTCAGTTCCTGCTGAAACCATGATTATGGCTGCTGGTATTGAAATCATGACTGCTGCTACAGCTACTGCCGCTACTGTACATCTTGGTGTAACTGGTGGTGACGTAGATAACTGGGCAGTTGATTTTGATATCACTGGTGCTGCTGGTACTTACAGCACTGTGCCTGAAGGCGATGCTAACCCTGTAATGGTTACTTCTGCTGATACTCTTGACGTTGAACTTAACGCTGTCACTTCGCTGACCGCTGGTAACATTCGCGTTTGGGCGTTGATGCTTAATGTATCCGATATGGGTAGCATGGGTGCTAACGAAGTAGACCGTGACGCACTTGCCTAAATAGTTGAGGGGGCAGGGCAACTTGCCCCTTCACTTTGATTAAGGACATAACATGGCATACGATTTTCTTGGACTTGTAAATGCAATAAACAGGCGGCTGAATGAGGTAGAACTCAGTTCAGCTAATTTTGCTACTGCACTAGGTTTTTATTCGCAAGCCAAAGATTCAGTTAATGCTTCTATTAGATATATTAATCAGTCAGAATATTTCTGGCCTTTTAATCATACTACACAAGAAACAACTTTAGTTGCTAATCAAAGTCGTTATGCATTTCCTGCTGACGCTAAAGTAATTAATTTCAATTCATTTCGTATTAAAGAAAATACTTCTCTGGGTAATGCCACTACACGTATTACTGAAATTGCATATGAAGATTATTTAGATAGATATGTAGAGCAAGAATACAGTTCTTCTATTGGTCAAGGTATACCTAATAAAGTAGCACAAGCACCTAACTTATATTTTATAATGACACCAGAGCCAGACAAGGCATATGAACTGGTGTATGAATATTACACATTTCCAACAGACCTTGCTGTAGCTACAGATGTCCCAACAATCCCAGAACGGTTTCAACATATTATTATAGATGGCGCAATGCATTATGGTTATCTGTTTAGAGGTGACACGCAAAATGCGCTGGTAATGAAAGAAAAATTTGACGAAGGTATTAAGCATATGCGTTCACAACTTATTAATAGAACACCATACGTGAGGTCGTATATGCTTACTGGTGCGACAGGTGGAGCAAGTACAGGCTTCGGTATTTAAGAGGCTATCACAATGGATGCATGGCAAACCTATCCAGTTGAGTTTCGTGGTGGTCTTATAACTAACCTTTCTCCTTTGCAGCAAGGTATTAACGCACCGGGAAGCGCAAGAATACTACGTAACTTTGAGCCTTCAGTAGAGGGTGGTTACAGACGTATTGAAGGTTATGACAAATACGACAGCGTAATTATTCCACCTTATGGTGCGCCTGTTGTACACGGTGATGGACAGAGTGGCACAGGACTTATACTGGCAGCTATTCATACTACACCAGAAGCAGGTGATGTACTTAGCCTTGTAGGTGGCGCAGTAGATGGCATAGGTCAAACAGGAACATCTTTAAATGTAGATGGATTAGACGTTGCACCATCCGCTAATGATACTTTTACTATTGATGGCGATGATACTGTATACACTGTCAGTGCCGCTACTGCATTAGTAGGTACTGCATCAACACTTACAATATCTCCAACATTAACTTTATCGCCAGATGATAATGCAGTACTTACATTTAGATATACAATTGCATCTGGTGGTGTAATTTATGATGCTACTAATAATCGGGCTACGTTAACATTAAACCAAACAATGGTCGTTAATCCGTCCAATGCAGATGACATTACATTTATAAGCACAGCATCTGATTATCTTTCTTTGGGTCTAGCTGCATGGGAAGATGTAGCTATTGTAGCTAAGAACGCAGACATATATAAATCTGGTGGTTCTGGTTTTACTAAAATAAATGTACCTGACTACGGAACACCCTTAGTAGATGGCGGTAGTCAAACAGGTACAAGCCTTATAATAGATGGGCTGGATACTGCACCACAAGCAGGTGATGTATTTAAGATTGCTGGCATTGATTT